GATTTAATTTTTTCCATTTTCTTCCATTCGTCGCCTACTAGCCAAGGCACAAGTGCTACATCATCTTCTTCGTAGATTTCATCTACAAAGGTAACACCGTCAATGTGCTTACCGAATATAGTTGAACTTACATCACGTTTATCTTTGTAGTACAAATCGTGGTTGCCTACAAACATATAGAATTTGTCAAATGCTTTGCCTAGTTTTTCTAAAGACCTAATAGTAGCGTCCATAGTTGTTAGGTTAAGACTGTTACGGTTATGATGCCAATCACCGCAAAAGATTGCAGTTTCGCAACCGTGTTCTTTTGCTTGCTCGATAAACCAATCTACGAATTCCTCGCAATCGTTGTTATGTACTTTACTGTTGCCTTTTAAGCCAAAGTGTATGTCTGTAAAGACAGCCGCTTTTTTAAACAAAATAAGTTCTCCATACTAATCAGTTACTATAATAAAGTCTTTGTAAGAAAAAGTCAACCTTTATTTTGTTTCCAGCCCTTCTCGTTTCATTGCGGCTTCCCATTCACCGACCATTTGTCTAGTATGACTAGGATTCATATCGTTCATTTCTAAGATGTCGTCTCTAATATTTTGATTACGCTTTTCAATATTAATAACTCGAACAAATGAATTAGTAACTGCGGCAGTGTAATATGCAAAAGGGTTTTGGCTTTTAGATTCGTCAAATTGCAAACCAATTTGTGCAAGTTGTAGGATTGCCTGCCCTCGCATTTCATCATTGTAGGTATATCCACGGACGTTACCTCTAGTTGCATAGCGATCACACAGTTTCATCCACATTCTAGCTAACTTTTCTGTTGCTTTTCCTGCTTTTAGTTCAAAGTTTCCATTTTCCATTCCACCGACCCAATGACTTTTACCTACAAGCACTAATTCTCCATCGTCATTAAACTTATAATGTTGAAAAGGTGGAAAATTTAATTTTACTTTTGTGTCTGCTACTGTTTTAGGATTCTTTTTACGACCTGGCTCTTCAGGAATATGATCATAGGTCATTATACGGAAGATTAATTCTTCTTTTGTAATTTTTTTATAATCAATTGCGCAATCTGCTTGTTTAACACGCTCGCCAGCGGCCTTTCTTGCCGCGTAATCAGCATCACCTAATCTCTTTGCTTTATTTCTTTTTGCTTCGGCAATGGTTCTTATGTTAATTTTGTCTGTGCTATCAAGAATAATATCAAATTGATGATATTCCGGGTCGACAAAACTACAGAAACTCGACTTTGATTTGTGTATTTCTAATAACAAATCCTTATTATTTAAATAATTTATTTTTTTCATCATAACTCCAAGTTTAGATAACTATTATAATATACGCAGATAATTTTGTCAACTAAATAATGTATATAGGAGACACTTATGGCAAACGACCCACAAAGTAGCGTACAAAATTTTGTAGGTTCTGCTTTACAAGCAGGAGAATCAGCATTAAATAATGTTTCTGCAACAGTATCGCAGACAGCAACAAATTTAATATCAGACACCGGTTTTGGCAAAGCATTACGTTCCATTGGTTTATTACCTGGCGCAGTTCCTACTACGGGTACTGAATTTACAGATGCTAATTGGGGTTCAAAAACAGATTTAGACTGGAGAGTACGACTATCAGTTCCAGACACATACAAAGCTAGTCCTATGCTAAGACCTTTGTTAGAAACTGATGGTATGATATTTCCTTATACACCACAAATTATTGTTGAACACTCTGCAAATTATAATTCACTACATCCTACACATAGTAATTATCCTTTTCCTGCTTACCAGAACAGTCAAGTGAGTTCTATGACTATTATTGGTGATTTTTTGATTAAAAATGCACAAGAAGGAGCATATTGGATAGCCGCAGTGCATTACTTAAGAACAATTACTAAAATGGCATACGGTGCCAGTTCAAATCAAGGGTCTCCGCCGCCTGTTGTAAGGCTTAATGGATACGGAGATTTTGTTTTTAAAAATGTTCCTGTTATAGTTACTATGTTTACAGTAGATTTACCTAGTGACGTTGATTATATACAGGTTGGGTTAGGAGAAAATGGTTCTTGGGTTCCTACTAGAAGTAACATTAATGTTACAGTTCAACCTATATACAGCAGAAAATCTATTACTGAGTTTAGTTTAGATGCTTTTGTTAACGGAACATATATCACCAGTGGAAAAGGATTTATATAATGGCAAATTATGAAAATTCATCACCGTGGGCTTCGACAAAAATTGTTAATAATCTTTATTTGGACTTATTAACAATTCGTCCAATTCCAGCTGAACCTGATGATGTTTTATATAAAGTTCAACCTCAGTACACACATCGACCAGATTTGTTGGCATATGATTTATATGGTAGCTCTAAACTTTGGTGGGTATTTACACAAAGAAATATGAATATTCTAAAAGATCCTGTTTATGATTTAGTTGCAGGAATTGAAATATTTTTACCTCAAGGCCCGGCACTATCAAGGCAACTAGGAGCATAATATATGGCAATACAAACAGATGCTCAAGGACGCCCAGTACAAACACCATCCGGAAATACTATAACAACTACTGCTTCTAATATTGCTAGTGGTGCAAGTAGCACAGCAGTTAATGCCGCTGCCGGTACTGCTGGAATTATTGTTGGTGGTGCTGGTGCACTTGCGTCTGGTGTTGTAGGTTCGGTGGTAGGAGCTACAGTTGCTCCAGTTATAGAAGCCGCTCAAAAAGTTGATCAAGTTGCGCAATTAATACAAAATCCAACACTAGGCGGAGCGTTGGCATTATTAGGACAAGGTTTTCCACCTTATGCCAATACATTAGATCAGTTTGCAAGTTACAATTATATATTTTCGTTATCTGCACTTACAAACTTTGAATTAAACTTTCCTTTAAGTTATAGAACTGTTGGCCCATTAGTACAAATTATTAAAAGCGGTGGTACAGGCGGCAAAAAGATTCCTACAATTTTTGAAACTGATGGACAACGAGAATTTTTTATTGATAATGTAAACATTGATACTTATGTTGCACCAAACTCAAGATCTCGTCATTCAAATGCAATGTCAATTAGCTTTGATGTAACAGAACCATATTCAATGGGTCAATTTTTTCATAACTTAAAGACAGCGGCTCTTGTAGCAGGACATTTAAATTATTTACAAGCACCATTTTTACTAGGTGTTGAATTTATAGGCTATGACGATGAAGGTAATGTAAGAGAACCATTTTTTGCAAAAAGATATATTCCTTTTAGATTTGTCGGTATCGATATGGCTGTTAATGAAGGCGGTGCCATATATTCTTGCCAAGCAGTTCCATACAACGAAATAGCACTATCAGATAATAACAATAGAACAAATACAGACACTGATATTAGAGGAAGATCTGTAGGAGAAGTATTAATGACTGGTGCAAACAGTTTATGTAGTGTATTAAACGAAGCATCAATACGATTACAGCAGTCTGGTCAACAATTTGCGGCCGACCAATATGTAATTAGTTTTCCACAAGGTAGTGCAATGTCAGACGCTGTAGGAAGTGTAACCACAGCAGGAAGTGTTGTTGAAGCAGGAACTACTAGACAAGCGTTGTACGAATCATTAACTGGTATTGCTGGCGGCGAAATACCTCCAGAACTTGATCAAAAATTACAAGCACTAAGCGGAGTTAGTGTACCTCAATCCGCACTAGGAGAAGCAATTAAAGCAGAAGCAAGTGATGCTACTAGATGGAATAACATTGGAAAATCTCCTATTGTAAAAAGTTTTCTCGACGGTGGAAATATGCCGTTTGCTGAACCTGTCTTTGTAGAAACAGAAAACGTCTCAGGCCAATTCCAAAGAGGTCGAGTTCAAATGAGCGATACTAACAGGAGATTTACATTTAAGTCTGGCGAATCTATCGAAGAAATAATCCAAGAAGTTATTTTGAGTAGTGATTTTGCTAGAAGATTAACAGATCAAACTCCTGACGCTCAAGGAAGGGTTAATTGGTTTAGAATCGAAACACAGGTATTTAATGTTACTAATCCGCTTGCAGAAGGACAGCTTGGTAGAGCACCTAGAGTGTTTGTTTATCGGGTTGTGCCTTTTAAAGTCGACAGTGCAAAAATAGAAGGACCTAAGGCTAATATATTTAAAACGTTAATTAAACAAACTCAAGCAGTTAAAGCATACAATTATATCTACACAGGACAAAATAAAGATATTATAGATTTTGATATTAATTTTGATATTGCATTCTTTACAAACCTTAATAATGATAGGGGACAAATGGGTGCAGATTCTAAAAAAGTAGACGGGACTGCCGAAGGCGATGCAGATGCAGTGTTAGTAACTAATCAAGGCGGCACTGGTCCAGATGGTAATCCAACGCTTAATAACTCTTCAGGACCAAATTCAGGAAGAAGAGGCGGCGGCGCAAGACAACACGTTGAAAATGCTGTTGCTCGAATGTTCAATGATGCTATACTTAATACTGACAACGACTTAATTAATGTCACGCTAAAAATTCACGGTGATCCGTTTTATATTGTTGATGGAGGAATAGGAAACTATCTAGGAATTGAAAACCCGTTACATTCACAAATTACCGTTGATGGGGCTATGAACCCTCGGAATGGAGAAGTTGATGTTATTTTAAGTTTTAGAACACCAATTGATTACGACGGTGACGATGGATTTGTAAAATATCCTTTTGGAGGTTTCCTTCCGGTAGCAATGTTTAGCGGAGTATATCAGGTTATCACAGTAAACAATGTTTTTAACAAAGGACAATTTACTCAAGAATTAGACCTAGTAAGAAAGCGTGGACAAGAGTTAGGAAGCCTAAAAGACATTGCATCAAGTGTTGGTGGATTGTTTAGTGATGCTAAAGCAATGGTACAAGGAAGCGTTGCAAACATATTAGATAGAACTGAAGGAAATCAGCAGTAATGGCAACCGAACAAAGAACCCAACCAAAAGATAATTTACCTTCCGGAATTTACCTTGGGTTAGTAATAAGTCATCTTGATACTAAATTTAATGGTTCGTTGGAAGTAGAAATATTAAAAAGGACCGACTCGGGAAACTTATCTGCAAGAACAGGGCAAATTGTACAGGCAAAGTATCTAAGTCCATTTTCGGGTGCAACACCATATAAAGATATGACTCGTAATAGTGGTTGGAATAATACACAAAAAGGTTATGGATGGTGGGCAATCCCGCCAGATGCTGGTTCACTTGTAATGGTACTTTTTGCTGAAAACAACTATAGTCAAGCATATTGGATAGGTTGCGTACAAGACGAATTTATGAATTTTATGATTCCGGGAAATGCGTCTACTACGTATAATGACAAAGATAGATCAAAAGCACTGCCTGTAGGTGAATATAATAAAAAAGTTGAAACAGGAACAGGTAGAGATCCAACAAAATTTATAAAACCTCATAACCCGTTTGCTTTTGAAAAACTTGAAGAAGCAGGACTAACAACAGATCATATTAGAGGAACAACAACTTCTAGTGCAAGACGAGAAGTTCCCAGTATGGTGTTTGGAGTTAGCACTCCGGGACCGGTAGACCGTAAAGGACCGACTGCTAGATATGGACCTGCTGGATCTGAAAGCAATGTTCCGTTTAGTAGATTAGGCGGATCTTCGTTTGTTATGGATGACGGAGATATGAGCCTGTTAAGAAAAAATCCGCCATCGGGCAAAGATGGAGACAAGCTAGAATATGCAAGTGTTGAAGAAGGTAGCAGAGAAGGAAATGAATACTTTCCGGCTAATGAGCTTATTAGATTAAAAACAAGATCTGGACATCAAATATTATTACATAACACAGAAGATTTAATTTATATTTCTCACGGTAGTGGAAACAGTTGGATTGAAATGACCGGCAACGGAAAAATTGACGTTTATGCAAAAGATAGTATAAGTTTTCATACAGAAAATGATTTCAATTTTAATGCAGGTAGAGATATTAATTTTAGAGCCAACGGTGATATTAATTTAACAGCAGATGTTAATTTTAGAGCAACGGCTCGAGAAGACTTTGAGCTTTATGCAGACAAAAATGGAAAAATTCGTGCAGGAGAGGACACTAATATCTATGCAGGCGGCAACCATAAAGAAACTACTGGAGAAGGCGGCAAAATTTATATGAATAGTGATAACGCGGCTGAAGAAGCATCAAGAGCACACATTCCTAAAAGAGTTCCTAGACACGAACCTTGGAAATATCACGAAAATTTAGATCCTAAAGCTCACGTTCCTGATGAAACAAAAGCATTAGATCCAAGCGAACAAATTTCTGGCAGAGATAGAGGATATGAAGAACCAAACGAGGAAAATTTTGTATTCCCAAACATTCCAGATACATTTAAGAGGCCAACATAAATTAAGGTAAATACGGTATGAGCAGTTTAGAAAAAAAATTATATAAACAAATCGCTGTACAGGCTAACAATATTAAAGATAATGCTGCCGGCGGTGTCCCTACCTATAAAGGGTTTAGTACAATAGATACTGATAGCAAAAATCCTAATCTTTATGATATAGCTCTAATTAAACAAGATCTTATTAACCATTTTCACATTCGACAGGGTGAAAAACTTAGTGATCCTGAGTTTGGAACAATCATATGGGATATACTTTTTGAACCATTAACAGAAGATACAAAGAATGCTATTATTTCTAATGTTTCGAGAATTATTAACTATGACCCTAGAGTTAAAGTTAATCAAATTACTGTAGATACTTACGAAAGTGGCATACAAATAGACTGCGAGTTAGTGTATTTGCCGTATAGTATTGTTGAAAAATTACAAATGAAATTTGATGAAAAGGCCGGATTTATAAATTAAGTGCGTACTTTAAAAATCAAATAAATATAGTATAAGAGATTAGGAAAGCACAGATGTCGTCCACAGATAGACAAAACAGATTATTACTAGCAGAAGATTGGAAGCGAGTTTATCAAACGTTCCGCAATGCTGATTTTCAGAGCTATGATTTTGACAATTTACGTCGAACAATGATTAATTACCTCCGTGAGAATTATCCGGAGGACTTTAACGATTATATTGAATCAAGTGAATACCTTGCACTTATTGATCTTATTGCTTTCCTAGGTCAAAATATTGCATTCCGTGTTGATTTAAACTCTCGTGAAAATTTTCTTGAACTTGCTGATAGACGAGAAAGTGTACTACGTTTAGCAAGGTTGCTTTCTTATAATCCTAAGAGAGTACAAACTGCAAATGGTTTATTAAAAATTTCTAGTGTAAGAACTACTGAAGAAGTATTTGACAGTAATAACGTAAATTTACAAAATCAAACTGTTGTATGGAATGATCCTGCAAATGCTGATTGGAATGAGCAATTTACTAAAGTATTAAATGCTTCATTACCGGTAAATTCAACAGTTGGAAGGCCTGTTAAAAGTTCAGACGTTAACGGTATACCAACGCAACAATATAGACTTAATAGTACAAATACAGATTTACCGGTATATAGTTTTACCAAAACAATAGATGGTAGGGCAACAAGATTTGAAATTGTATCAACAGATATTTCTAACGATAATATAGTTGAAGAATCACCATTTCCAGGAAATAATTTATCAATACTTTATAGAGATGATGGAAGAGGACCTTCAAGTTCTAATAATGGATATTTTTCACACTTTAGACAAGGGTCATTAGAAGAAGGGTTGTTCACAGTAAATAATCCAATATCAAATCAAACAGTTGCTATTGAAGCTCCAAATATTAATAATAACGATGTTTGGTTATATAGTTTAGATAGTTTTGGTAATGAATCGTCTTTATGGACTAAGGTTGATGCATTAGAAGGTAACAATGTTATCTATAATAGTGTGTCAAAAAAGAATAGAAAAATTTATAGTGTTTTAACAAGAATAGACGACAGAATTAACTTAGTTTTTACTGATGGAGTATTTGGCGATCTTCCTAAAGGTTCATTTAAAATATTTTATAGAACTAGTCGAGCAGATAGAGTAATTGTCACACCAGAAGATATGAGAGGTGTTTCGATAACAATTCCATATTTAAGTAGACTTGGTAGAGAAGAAGAAATTACTATTACCTACGAATTAAAATATACAGTAGATAATAGCAGTCCTAGCGAATCTAGTGATAGTATTAAGCGTAATGCTCCGTCTACATATTACACACAAAACAGGATGATAACGGGTGAAGATTACCAAGTTGCTCCTTTAGGAATCAGTCAAGAAATTATTAAATCTAAAGCAGTTAATAGGACATCAAGTGGTATTTCAAGATATTTTGATTTAATTGATGCTACAGGAAAATATAGCCAAACAACATTATTTGGAAACGACGGTGTTGTATATAAAGAATATTTAAATCTACTAAAAACTTTTACATATACAACTAGAACAGATGTCGAAGGCGCAGTAGAAAATATATTAACCCCTATTCTTAATAATAAAAAATTAAGAAACTACTATCACGATAGTTTTCCAAAGGTATTAACAGGTGACTTAGGAGTTAATTGGGTTCAAACAACAAATGAAACTAATTTAAGCACCGGATATTTTAAAAACAGAGAACAAGTAAAAAGTAAACTAGGTAGTTTTACTGAATCTATATTAAAATTAGTAAAACCAAATAATATGGTTAAACTAGAAGCTCCTGCAGGTTTTTATTTTGATACTAGTTTTGAAAATCAAATTAAACAATTACCTACTTCAGGAAAACTTCCAAAATTTGGTGTATTTTATAAATGGGTTAAAATTATTAGTGTAAACGGAACTGGTGTTGAAGACACCGATGACGGATACGGACCAGTTTCGTTTAATGATATAATTCCTACAGGAGCATTATTAGTAGAGATCAAACCTACTCTACCTTCGGCATTAACTGACGAAGTTAAAACACAGGTTATAGATCAAATATTTGCAAATAAAACCTTTGGCATTAGATTTTCTCAGAATGACGGTGAATGGAGAGTTATTACTGAAAATAACTTAAACTTAACAACTGAGTTTTCTACTGGTAAAACAGGAGATGCAACTAATCAAAATCTTGACTCGAGTTGGTTGTTAAACTTTAAAACTGACGGAGAAAAATATACTATAGTGTATCGAGCAATGAGATATGTTTTTGAAAGCGATAATGAAATAAGATTTTATTATGATAGTAGCGATAAAATTTATAATACAAAAACAGGAAAAATTGTTAAAGATAAAATAACAGTTTTAAGTATCAATACCGCACCTGATATTTCTGAACCATTTACAGTTGACTATGATTGGGAAATAGTAGAATCATACAGAGATGCTGAAGGGTATGTCGATAGTAAAAAGATAGAAGTTAGTTTTTATGATGACGACGAAGATGGTGTAGTTGATAATGTTGACATTTTTGACGATATTGTTGCTTATGATTCACTAGCATCTTTAGAAGAACTTAGAAAAAAATATGTTATCTTTAAAAGATATTTAACAGATGACGGTGTTGAAGATTTTAATTATTTTTCAAATGCAAACCAAGATATTTTAATTTATAAATCAAAAGCATCATTTGTAGAACCATTAAGTACAATCGATGATGGAAAAATATTGTATTACATAGAGGACGATATTTTTGAAATTTGGGATAAAACAAATAATGTGTTAACATTAACTACAGACTATAAAGCTCGCATTGGCCGCGACGATATAAAATTTAGATATGTTCACGCCGCTGATCAAAATTCGAGAATTGATCCTAGTTCGAGTAATATTGTTGATTTATACTTGTTAACAAAAACATATGACACTGCATTTAGACTCTGGCTAACTGAAGAAATCATATCTAAGCCGTTGCCTCCAAGTAGTGATAGTTTGTTTATTCAATATGGATCTCAACTAAATCAAATTAAATCACTTAGTGATGAAATTATTATTCATCCGGTTAAGTATAAAATACTGTTTGGAGAAGAAGCGTCAGATGATTTAAGATGTAAATTTAAAGTAGTTAAAAATCCTGATGCTGTTTTAAATGATAATGATATTAAAGCTAGAGTAATAGCAAGCATTAGTCAATTTTTTGCATTAGAAAATTGGGATTTTGGAGAACCATTTTTCTTTTCAGAACTTTCAACATATGTAATGCAACAGCTATCACCTGATGTAGTAACATTTGTTATAGTTCCGTATCAGGATAGTCAAACATTTGGTTCATTATATGAAATAAAATCAGAAGCTGATGAAATATTCATTAGTGGAGCATCTGTTAGTGACATTGAAATTATTGATGCAGTAACAGCATCAAGATTAAAGGCATCCGGAAATGTTGTAACAACTTCTACAACAAATAATACAGGTATACAAAGTAGATAATAAGGTATAAACGTAATGGCTTACGAAAACGATCAGACTGAATTTCCGCTACCAGGAAGCAATTCGAGCGATAGAAAAAGTGAAAATCACTTACCTAAATATTTTAGAACTGAAGCTAATAGTAAGTTTTTATCAAGCACTATTGATCAGTTATTAAAGCCTGGAGTTGCTGAAAAGTTAAGCGGTTATTTGGGACGAAAAACAGCAAAATCTTATGTTGCAGGCGACAATTACATTCCTGATGTTTCAAAACAACGAGAAGACTATCAGCTAGAACCTGCACAAATTATTAAAGATGATATCGGAAACGTAGAATATTACAAAGACTATTTAGATTTAGTAAACCAAATATCAAACTTTCAAGGAACTAATAATAATCACAATAGAATAAATGAGCAAGAGTTTTATACTTGGAATCCTCATATAAATTGGGATATGTTTACAAACTTCCGTGAATATTATTGGTTACCTGCTGGCCCACAAACAGTTACTATTCCTGGCGAACAAAAAGAAATTACAAGTACATATACTGTAACACTACAAAATAACGGCGACAGTTATTCTTATTTGTTCACTCCAGACGGAGCAACCCCTAATCCTAGTTTAAAATTATATAGAGGTGTTAAGTATAGATTCGAAATTAATACACCCGGACTTCCATTAACATTTAGAACGCAAAGAACACTAGATGATCAGTTTTTGCTTGCTGAAGGTATATCAGCACAAGAAGTTGAAGACGGAGTTATTGAACTAGAATTAAATGCAGGAACTCCTAATGAAATATTTTATGTATCTAACAATGACATTAACCTAGGCGGAATAATACGAGTAGCAAATATTACTGATGCCACGTTTATTGATGTTACATCAGAAATAATAGGTAAAAAATATTATACAACTAGAGACGGATGGTCATTAACTAACGGAATGAAAGTTAGATTTAGTGGAGATGTAACTCCGTCACAATATGCTAATTCAGAGTGGTATATTGAAGGTGTTGGAGATAAAATTACATTAGTGTCTGATACTGATGTAGAAGTTTCTTTCCCTGTAGGAATTGATTTAGAAGTACCATTCGATGCTGAAGAAGGATTTGACAGATTACCTTACGGTGAGGCAGTTGGATATCCTAAGAATAAAGATTATATTGTTATCAATCGTTCATCAATTGACGGCAATTTTTGGTCAAGATACAATAGATGGTTCCATAAAGAAGTTATTGAACTGAGTGCAAGTATTAATAATCAACCTGCAGATATAGACCAAACAGCCCGTGCTAATAGACCAATTATTGAATTTGATGCAGGCCTTAAGTTATTCGAGTTTGGCACTATTTCGAAGCCTGTAGTTGATCTTATCGATACAATAACAACCGATGCCTTTTCAAATATAGAAGGAAAATTAGGATACAATATTGATGGTGTAACTGTAACACAAGGTATGAGGATTTTATTTACTGCTGACCCTGACCCTCTAGTTTACGGTAAAGTTTTTCAAGTAGAATTTATAAACTTTAAAGGTAGCGGAACTGCTGGCCAAATTAGTTTAAAAGAAGTTGCAGACACAGATCCAGTTAAAGATGAAAACGTGTTGATTATTTCCGGAGAAAAATATTCTGGATCAATTTGGTATTATAACGGAGAAAAATGGCTACAAGGTCAAGAAAAGACTGCTGTTAATCAGGCACCACTATTTGATGTGTATGACAGTGACGGAAATTCATTTAGTGATAGTTCGGTATATGATGCAACAACTTTTAAAGGTACAAAGATTTTTAGTTATAAGGAAGGTTCGGGTGCTAACGATAGTGTTTTAGGTTTTCCTTTAAGTTATAGAAGCATTGACAATGTTGGAGATATCTTATTCAATTTTGATTATAATACAGATATGGTTGATTATCAAGTAGAAACTCAATCTCAACAAGTTGAAGTTGCTTCTGGATATTTAAGAAAATACAGCACAAGAACTGACTACATACAAGAAGGTGCTTGGATTAAAGCAAATGAGTTATCTAATCAATCAGTAATTATACAATATGAAAATGATAATACTAGAACAGTGTATCCGATTAACTGTTTTGATAAAAGTGCATTTATTGATGATTTAGAAATAAAAGTTTTTGTTAATAATAAAATCTTAAGACAAGGAATTGATTATCAAGTACTTAATACTGCTGATAAATTTAAAGCAATAACCTTAGAGAAGTCAAATATAGGAGATATTATTAGAATTAAATGCAATAGTAGTACTCCTAAAAATGATAATGGCTTTTATGAAATTGCTCCTAACCTTGAAAGAAATCCATTAAATGCAAATGTTCAAGATTTTACACTAGGTGAAGTTTCAGATCACGTATCAACGATTGTTGAAAACATTCCAAATTTTGAAGGAATTTTTCCAGGAAGCACTAACTTAAGAGATTTACCAAATCAAAGCATATTTGGTCGAAAGTTTATTAAGCATTCGTCACCATTAAACTTAGCAATGTATCATTTGTTAGATAAAGATGCAAATATAGTTAAGTCTTTAAGATTTGCACGTAGAGAATATGGTAAGTTTAAAAGACAGTTTTTAGAAATTGCAGAAACACTTGGTTTTGAAGGTCCTGTAAAACAACACGTAGACAAAATTTTGTCTGAAATAGTTAAAGATAAAACTAATAAATTACCTTTTTATTTTAGCGATATGTTGCCTTTCGGAGCAGCCATAACTACAAGAATTACAGTAGAAGATCCAGATGCACAATTTTTTGCATTATCACAACCTTTTGAATATAATAAAATTAATACTAAAGCAGTAAGTGTTTATATTAATAATGAACAACTATTATATAAAAGAGATTACGAATTTAATGAAAACGGATTTCTTATAATTACAAAAGAAAAAACATTTAATGATGTAATTGAAATCTATGAATATGAGAGTACAAATGGTAGCTATGTACCGCCTACTCCAACTAAATTAGGTTTGTATCCTAAATTTGAACCTAGGATTTATACTGAAAATTCATATCAAACTCCAACGCAAGTTATTGAGGGTCACGACGGAAGTATCATAAAAGCATACGGAGATTTTAGAGATAGTTTAATATTAGAACTTGAAACTCGTATTTTCAATAATATAAAAGTTGATTACGATCCTAATCTATTTGACATTAACGATTTTATTAAAGGTAGCTTTAGAAAACAAGGTCTTACAAGACAAGTAATTAATAAGACAATGACTACTGATTTTATACAGTGGCTTCAACTTGTTAATGAAGATTACACTAAAAACGAATATGTCGAAACAGGAAACGGGTTTACTTATAATTATGCTAATATGACAGGTCCGGGCGGAACACAACTACCTGGCTTTTGGCGAGGAATATATAAAGAAGTTTTTGATACAGATCGCCCGCACACTCATCCTTGGGAAATGTTAGGTTTTAGTATAAAACCAAATTGGTGGGAAACTGTTTACGGTCCTGCTCCTTATACTAATGAAAATTTATTATTATGGGAAGACTTAGAAACAGGAACAATTAGAGAACCAGGAAAGCCTTTTGTTTTTAATCAAAAATACAAAAGACCAGGACTAAAGAATTTTATTCCAGTTGATAGCAATGGAGAACTATTAGATCCTTCGAGTGCTAATGTGCCTTTAAAATTTGAAAATTTAAAAATTAATTCTACTTATGAGTTTGGTGATTATGCTCCTGTAGAGCTTGCTTGGAGGAAAAGTTCTGAATATCCATTTGCATTACTTACAAGTTTTGCAGTAAATCAACCTGCAAAATTATTTGCAAGTGGATTTGATAGATCGAGACAAGTTAGAAATACAATTGGACATTTAGTATATGCTGAAACAGGTCATCATATAACTTTAAAAGATATTGTATTTCCAAATACACCAGACGATGATTCAGAAGTGTTAACTTTAGGATTAGTAAACTATATTGCAGGCTATATGTCATCAAATGTTACTAGTAATTTTAAAATTTACAATGAGAGATTAAAAAAGATAAAAAATTCTTTGGCTTGTAAATTAGCTGGATATACAGACAAATCTAAATTTAAGTTAATACTTGATAGTAGAACTCCTGTTAACAAAAGTAACGTGTTTATTCCTGAAGAAAATTATCAAATTATTTTAAACACAAGTTCTCCTATTAAAACTGTTAACTATAGCGGCGTTATTATTGAAAAACAACCTTCAGGGTTTATAATTAGGGGCTATAATAATGATAATCCACAATTTAGTTATTACCCAACGTTTAAGACATCAAAAGATCCTATAATTAACGTCGGAGGAATATCGGAACCTTATTCTCAATGGGAAGCAGGTCAATTGTATAGAGAAGGAACTAATGTAGAATATACTGATGATTATTTCAAAGTTGTTAGCACTCATACATCAACTGCTACATTTGATAATACTAAGTTTGTTAGATTACCAGAATTGCCACTCGAAGGAGGAAAAACAGCAGTCTTTAGTAAAAAGTTTTTAACTGACGATGTGTCAACCTTACCATACGGTTCAGTTCTTAATACAATACAAGATGTTGTAGACTTTTTATTAGGTTACGGCAGATGGCTAGAAGACCAAGGATTTAAATTTGATTATTATGACGGCGAAGAAAAGATTTTATCTAACTGGACTAATAGTGCAAAAGAATTTTTGTTCTGGACAACACAAAATTGGAAAGCAGGTTCAGTTATAAGTTTAAGTCCTGCGGCAGAGCAAGTTAAATTAGAAACAGAATACTCAGTTGTTGATAATGTGTTTGATAACTTTTATGGATATTCTATTTTAAGAGCAGATGGTAAGAAGTTAGTAGAAGAATTTACAAAAACAAATAGAACTGATCCTAATAAATTTACAATGCGTCCAAGAAACACTATAGATGGTGTTTATGCAATAAATCTACCTATAGTACAAAAAGAACATATACTATTAATTGATAATTTTACAGTTTTTGGAGATGTAATTTATGATCAGCCAACTGGTTATAGACAAGAAAGAATTAAGGTTTTAGGATATCGTACAGATACCTGGGATGGTAGTTTAAATATTCCAGGATTTATATATGATGATGCTAAAGTTTTAGAATGGAAATCGTGGACAGATTATCCAATTGGTGCGTTAGTAAAATATAAAGAATTTTATTACACTGCTAAAACAAAAATAAGTGGCGAACAAAATTTTGATCGCAACAAATGGTCTGTATTGTCAGAAAAACCTCAATCAGGTCTATTGACTAACTTTGAATATAAAACAAATCAGTTTGCAGATTTTTACGATTTAGACAGTGATAACTTTGATATTGAACAACAAAGATTTGCGCAACACTTAATAGGATACCAAAATAGAGAGTATCTATCTAATATTATTAATGACGATGTTTCGCAATATAAATTTTATCAGGGAATGATACAAGACAAAGGCACCAAAAACGCACTTGTTAAATTATTTGATGTATTAAGTGCTGCCGATAAAGAAAGTTTAGAATTTTATGAAGAATGGGCTATTAAAGAAGGACAGTACGGAGCGTCAGACGGATTTGAAGAAGTTGAATTTAGACTAGATGAAAATAAATTTAAAATTAGTCCACAGCCTTTTGAACTTGTAACTAACAATAATAATGATTCTGGAGATTTAATATATAGAATAAAACCGTTCGAAGTATTTAAAAAACCAAATAATTATAACCACAAGCCTATTCCTGTTAAAGAAAATTTACAAAGAACTTTTACTAAAGATGCAGGATTTGTTCATCAAGAAGATGTTACATTCATTTTAAATAACTATGATAGCATTTTATCACTTAATGTAACTGATTTAAGAAATGAAGAATACATTTGGATAGGAACAGAAAAGCAGTCTTGGAATGTTTATCAGCACGTTTTATCAGATTTTGTTATTAATAAAATAGAAGGAAATTCAGAAGCAGTTGCTATTGGAGATCCAGATCAAAATCAGTTTAAAGTTTCAATTACTACTTCGTTTGACGATGGATCAATTAAGGTGGGTGATATTATTGGAATATACGATATTATTACAACAAATCGTACATCAGTAAATAACTCTCAAATTAAATCACAAACTACAAATGACGTACAAGGATTTTTCAAAGTATTAGAAGTAGGTACAGATAACCTTACTATTGAAACAACACAAACAATTAATGATGTTGTCGATTGTAGAGGACTTTTAACACGGTTTGAGTCTGTTAGGGTTTCGGATTTAAATAGTGCAAATGTTTTAACAGAGAAAGAAATTAATGAAGGTAATTTAGTTTGGTTAGACGATGACGGCACAGGTAATTGGGCTGTATTAAAAAATTCTCAGGCATATAAATTCCTACAAAAAACTGTATCCGATACAACTTCAGATATTGGATACGGTAAGTCAATAGACGCTGATAATAGAAATACTGTACTTGCAGTTGGATCACCAAATGAAGACAACGGTAAGGTTTACATTTATACAAGAGGTATAGATTCCCAAAACTGGCAATATGCACAAACTTTAGAATTAGATGCAACATTTAGTGACGATGAACATAAGTTTGGTTCTAGTTTAGGAATATCCGCGGATGGAGATTATTTGGTTGTTGGTTCCCCTGAAGCATCAAACGTAAAAACTAAATTCAGAGGTAATTTTGAAAATGAAACAAATTATCAAAATGGTGAATCTGTTAAATATAGCGATCAACTATGGGAAGCAGTGGTTGATATTAAAGGCGCAGTAGAGGCATTACCGTTTACTACCTTTGGATCTATTGCAGAAGTTTATCAAAAAAATAACGTATTTTTTAACGAAGAAACTTTTAATTCTATATTAACTGGTAATTATCCTTTCGAGAATATTCAACCACCAGAAGATCCAGTAGATCATTTCTTAGTAAGAGCGCCAGTTGATCAATATGATGCAACTGGCCCAGGAGATACTGTATATTTTGATTGGTATAGAAATTCAACTGTAAACTTAATAGATACAGGGGTATTAGAAAGAGAAGTTTTTGATGGAGAGTATAGCTCTGTAATTAATGAATCAGTTTTAGAATCAGGATTGGTGATACAAAAGAAAATAGATGCAATTTTATATCTTTCAACATATGTAAACAGACCAACACTTGATGCTCAAGTTGACGGACCATCGGTATTTGGCTATGCTACTAACATTTACGAATATGACGGAGCACTTTCTATATATGTTGAAGGATCATTTGGATCTTGGCCAACTGAAGGTGCATTGTATTTAGAATCTGGAGAATATGTTGGCCAGTTTACTAAAAGAGCACCGGTAGAAACAATTGATACCTCAGATGATCTTGGTGGTTATTGGCTCTTTAATGCACCATCAACTTATTATGTAACCGATGTAACAGACGATACAGGTAAAGCACTAGCAGTTTATAATATCGTTCCTCAAGGAAAATCAAATATTGATGCTCGTGGTGGGAATATATATGATCAAAATAATCCTGTTACTTTTGAAAGTATTCCACAATGGATACAAAATGGTACTGGTAATAGTTTAAATGATTTTAACAGTTATATTAGAAATCTGTCGTATCAGGGAACACCCGGCGCAGGAGGATTAACCAATGACCCAAGATTTACTGACTTATTTGTAGTAAGAGCACCAAAGTCAGTAACTGATGTAGTACAAGCAGGTGATACAGTTAATTTAGAAATATTCCAGTTTCCAGATGCTGATAATAACTTAATTGCAGATCTACGAACAACTGGATTAACAGTTGAAGATACAAATAAAGCACATACGTTGTATGATAACTGGGACGGCTTTATCAACTATACACTTAAAGGTTCATTCGAACCTAGAATAGGTCAGTTTGTTAGAGACTCAGTAACACTAGCAACAGCCCAAGTTGTATTTTATCAACGTGATGGATTAAATGCAACGGTCTTTATTAAAAATAATACTCCAGGAACATTAGGTAACTGGCAAAAAGGTTTAGAGTTTGGTGAAGCGTCAGTTATCCAGATGCTTGGAACAGCAGGCGATCCAGACCCAATTTTTGCTGTAACACAAGAGTTGGGAGATGTTAGATCAGTTTCAATTGGTAACGATTCTTTAGGAATCGGCGGCTTATTAGTTTTCCAGAGAACAGCTGGCCAGTTTACAGAAATACCTGCTAATGAATATGTTGTTGGTTTAGAATATCTTGTTTATAGAGACGATACAAACTTTGGAATACCTACAGAACCAAATATTCCGTCAATACAAAACTTTGACTGGCGCCCGATATATAAAATTCCTGCAGATGCAGAAGGCTATCAAATTGCCGGAAATAATCAAGGTATGTTTTCGGTATATGAAAGAAGTTTATCTAGTAATTATACCAAGATTGGTACATTTATTGTACCAGAACAAGAAGAAAATCTTCGTTTAGGGTCTAATATTAAAATTAGAAAAAATAAAGATCTTTATAAAACCTTTATAGGATGTCAAGGAGAAGGAAATTCAACCTTGCCAGGAAGAATTTATTTTTATAATTACGGAACAACGCCGGATGGTGATTTTTATAATTGGGAACTAGCAAAGAACAAAAACTATAAAGGAGAATTTTCTCCTGAGAAAGACTATTTTATAGATGATATTATATTTTTAGATGGTAACTTTTATAAGGCAGTAACAAATATTGCAGGTAATCCTGACGATCCTGATGATTATAGATTTGCATTTGATCCTTTAGATTGGGAAAGAATAGCATATGACGGTGCAGGATATACAGGTATTGACTATGTAGGATATATTCCTAATGATACTGATTTTGTTCCTAATAGTGATTCTACATTTAAACTAAGTCAAGTAGGCCTAGAAGAATTTGGAACAGTATTTGATGTAGATGAGCGAGGCGAAGTATTAATAGTAACTGCAAAATATGACAGTGACAATGTTAATAAAGTTATTGTTTATAGAGCATTAAATGGAAATTATTTAAAATATCAAGAAATTGACGCATTTGATACATTAGAAGACTTTGGAGATACAATATCAATATCTGCTGATGGAACTATGCTTGCAATAGGCTCTCCTTCTGCTGATGAAAACAAAGAAGGACTTGTGTATGTTTATTTGCAAGAAAATGGAAACTTTAATCTAATACAAACTTTAAAAAGTACAAACGCTTCTAGAAAAGAAGCATTTGGAAGCCAAATTGATTTTGATGGCAATACATTATTTGTTAGTGCTAACAAATCTTATTCAGATGAAATAACTATTTTTGATCAAGGCAAAACAACATTTGACAACGAATTTACCGAATTTAAAAATAAAATAATTGGTAACGGTGTAATTTATGTTTATGATAGAGTTAACAACGGCTTAGTATTTGGACAAGTTATTGATTATAATAATACCGAAGCAAGGTTGTTTGGAGAAACTATCATTGCAAGAAATAATCATATCTATACAGGTATGAGAGACTTTGTTAATACAGATAATAAAGTTGGCGCAGTATTAGATTATAGAAGAGACTCTAATAACAGAGTTTGGACTAAACATAGAACTCCAAATAAATTACCTGATCTAGAAAAGATTAAAAAAGTATTTTTATATGACAATGATAAAAATGAAATTATAACTCATTTAGATTACATTGATCCTATCCAAGGTAAAATTGCTGGACCAGCAGAACAAGAACTTAGATATAAAACTCCTTTTGATCCTGCTTCATATAATATCGGTGATAATACAGTTAATGTTAGCAGTATAGATACCTGGGGAACATATCAAGTTGGCCAACTATGGTGGGATTTAAGCACAATTAAGTTTTTTAATCCGCATCAAGGTTCTAAAACTTATTCAGGAAATACTTGGAATAAATTATTCCCTGGATCAAGTGTAGATGTTTATGAATGGGTCGAAACTGAATTAACACCAGGACAGTGGGACGCACTGGCAGCAACTGAAGAAGGTCAGTCTTTGGGTGTAACAGGAAGATCAAAATACGGTGATAGTGTTTTTGTAACTAAAAAGGTATATGATTCGATTGCACAAGCATTCTTTCCTAAGAACTATTTTTGGGTTAAAAATAAAACAAATGTTCCTGATGTAGAATGGAGATCAATTAGTGCAATTGATGTAGCAAGATTTATTGAAGATCCTGCCGCAATGAAACACGAATATATTACTTTTACCGAAGACGATGCATTTATTTTATGGAACTGTAATTCTTTTATTAAAGGAAAAGACACTGTATTGAATATACAATACTGGACAAGTTCTGACAAAGACAGTAATATACACAATCAATATCAAATTTTAACAGAAGGATTATCAACAAGTAAGCCAACACCAGATATTGAACGTAAATGGTTTGACAGTCTTATAGGTTATGATCAGCAAGACAGACCTGTTCCTAATCCTGAATTGTCGCCAAGACAGCGTTACGGTATGCTAGATAAACCAAGACAAGGGTGGTTTATTAATAGAATAGAAGCATTAAAGCAATTTATAGAAAGAACTAACAGTGTTCTAGAGAAAAATCTAATAGTTGAATCGAGAGACATATCTCCATTGAATGCACTAGATGATTATCCAAGTGAAATAACAAGGAAATATGATCTAGTAGTAGATACTGACATTGATTTACAGTTTGTTGGTACTGCTCGAGCCGATCGAGCAGAACTTTCTCTAGTAATTGAAAACGGAAAAATACAACGTGTTGATATTTTAAATTCTGGTAGAGGATATAAAGTAGTTCCGACTATTGAAATATTAGGAACTGGATCCGGCGCAGAAATTGAACTAACAATTAATAATATAGGACAAGTTACATCTGCTACAGTTTTAAATAGCGGAAATAATTATTCTAATAATGCAAGAATTATTGTAAGAAGATTTACAGTACTTGTTAAGTCTGACTCAACAATTAGAGGCAAATGGGCACTATACGAAAGAATTGACGAAACATCTAGCTGGAATAGAATATCAAGTCAGGCATATGATGTAACTAGTTTTTGGAAATATAAAGACTGGTACGACACCGGGTATAATGAATTTACAGACATTAATTATGTTGTAGATTATAGTTATAACTTACAAGGGTTAGATGATAACTTAGGTGATATTGTTAAAATTAATAATATTGGATCAACAGGATGGATATTATTAGAAAAAATTGACGAACAACAAACAGTTGATTATACAGTAAATTATAAAACTATAGGTCGACAAAATGGCACAATAGAATTTTTACCTGAGCTTTACAATCTAGAAGGAAGCCAAGTAGGTTTTGATGCACAAAGTTATGATACAAAATTCTTTGATAATCAGCCTGTAGAAGAAATACGTGTAGTTCTTAATACTTTAAAAAATAATATTTTAATAACAGATCTAGAAGTAGAATTTAATAAATTATTCTTTGCAAGTTTACGTTATGTATTTTCAGAGCAAGGTTATGTTGACTGGGCATTTAAAACATCATTTATCAAAGCTCAACACAATGTAGGTGAGTTGAAACAAAAACTAACATATCAAAATGATAACTTAGCTAGTTACCAAGATTATCTTGAAGAAGTTAAACCTTACAAGACAAAACTTAGGGAGTATGTTTCAAACTATAATAATATAGAAAATTCTTCTAGCATATTAACTGACTTTGATTTACCTCCTGCATTTGATAGTAATGATAATAGAATTAAAGCACCAAGTATCAAAGTTTTTGATGAAAAGTTAGTAGGAACAGCAGAAAACATTAATTTGTATCCGAACAAGTTTTGGCTCGATAATGTAGCATTTGAAGTAGTTGAAATAGGAATAGCTGACCCAGGCGAAGGTTATATAACTGCTCCTATTATTACTATTGAAAGCGAATCAGGTTCTGGAGCAAAAGCATTAGCATCTTTAGGACCTAACGGTTCTATTTCATCAGTTAAACTTGTATCTAATGGTTCTAATTATTTAACTTTACCTAAAGTAGTAGTAAATGGATCATTAAAAGACAACGGTCGACCAGCAGTATTAGCCGCTAGAATTGGAAATTCTTTAATTAGAAGTATGCATTCTGTTATTAAATTTGACAGAGTAAGCGGGTCATTTTTAATAACAGAGCTAGATTTTAGTGAAACATTTATAGGCACAGGATCTAAGACAGAATTTGACTTAGAGTTTCCGATGGATATGAGAACTAATACTATTGAAATTACAATTAACGGAACAGCAATACTAAGCAGTCAATATACATATGAAAATGTACTTGATACAACAGTTAATTATGATAGATATTTTGGTAGAATTAAGTTTTTAACTCCTCCAGGAAATGCAAGAGAAATTGTTGTTAATTACAAAAAGTCAATAGACTTATTAACAGCTTCAGATAGAATAAATTTATTCTATAATCCAACTACTGGACAAATAGGTAAAGATATTAATCAATTAATGGACGGTGTTGATTACGGTGGTGTACAAGTTAAGAGTTATGGATTTGCAGGACCACAAGGTTGGGATAGTGATAATTGGTATGATAATGCTTGGGATTTATTTGACGAATCATTTGATGAAGAATCATTTTTACTAGACGGTTCTACGTTAACATTCCAGCTATCAAAACCTCTCGCAGAAAATGTTCAATATAATCTTTATATCAATGGAATTCGTATTGATGACGCTGAGTACGATGGCACAACTAATACTTCAAATCTTCAAAATACTCGTGCTATTATGGCATCACCTGAAGGTGATGGTGTAACTACAATAGTAACTATTGATAATGAAATTGGTTATGAAGAGTTTATAGAAAAATATGGAACTGATACAAACTTACTTATAATTCGTAGAAGTACAACTGACGGGTCACTTCAGTTAAATCAAGAAAGTTATGATACTTCCTTAGGCGGTGGCGACTTAGCATATTCAACTGCCAAAGGTTTAGATGCAAACGAAATAACTGTTGATGGCGATGGATTTGTAACAGCTACAACTTCAAAAGGTCCTGAAGAAGTTATACCAGGACAAGTAATGGATACATTAGATATTAATGTATATGAAAGACCATCTGAAGGCTCTAGCCTAATTTATAATACAAATCATAGAGGGGACGGAGTAACTACTGATTTTGCTATTGAAGGAATTCCATTTAGTTTTGAATCAATGTTTGTAAAAGTAGATTACGAAATTTTAACAGAAAGATCAGATTTTATCATTGACTACAATAATAAGAAAATTAAATTTTTCACAGCACCTAGTAATGGTGCAGTGATTCAGTTATTATCAATGGGAGTATCTGGAACACAAGTTTTAGATTATGATTCTTTTGTAGCAGATGGAACATCTTCAGAGTTTTTAACAAATGTTAGATGGGACAACAATAGGTCTGCTTATGTAACAGTAAATGGCAAAAATAAACCGTTTGAACTTTTTGAATCTGATAGTGGATATGCAGTTAAAGGAAATGTTGTTATTAAGTTTGTTGAACCTCCAGTTGCAAACACAAAAATACAATACGCATTATTTGATTCAAAAGTACAAACATTCAGCCAAGTAACAGTTGACAAATTAATAGCAGATGGAAGTTCTACAGTATATGAAATTAGTCAAGCACCGTTTGATCAAGAACCGTCGGCTTTTTATACTATTGTTACAGTTAACGGAAAAGTACTAAATCCTGGTTATAGTCAAAAATTTGAAGTAACAAGTGATAGAGAATATCAGTTGAAAAAATGGCAAGTTCCAGTTGGAAGTTTAAGCGGAGACAGAATTGAAGTTTATCTAAATGGAAGAAAATTAAGTTTCTTACAAGAATGGACTTATGAAGGTTCAGGTGCGTTTGACCCTAACATTGCTGATGACGCACAGCCGGGAAGTACTATTGTATTAAATAGAGGTGTTGGAGTAGCAGGAGATAGTTTAACAGTTTATTTAATGAGCGACGGCGAATATAGATTTGGATACTTTGAAATAGGTGAAGATTCAAGTGATACTTTTGTTCAAACACCGAGCAGTATACATTTTGACGAAGTATATGCTGATGGTTCAGATATTGTTGTATATCAATTTAGTAATCACGATAGTCAGGGCATAGAGCGTATGAATTACGATGTAATAGAACGCACTACGATGACTCCGGGTACTGAAGGATATTCAGAATTTAGACAATTGAAAAATGGCTTAATTAAACTAAGAGCCGAAGCGTTTGATGTTTCTTATGTTTGGGTATCGTTAAATGGCAAATGGTTAATTCCTACAGCAGATTATATTTTAACTGAAAATAAGCAATACATTAAATTTGTAACACCAATTAATGATAATGATGTAGTCGATATCATACAGTTTGCTAATGCTCCTATATCAAATAAATTTGGTTGGAAAATCTTTAAAGATATGACTAATAGATATTTCTTTAAGAGATTAGAGCCAGGCACTATTGAATTAGCAGAAGATTTAAGATACTATGATAAAACTATTACAGTCAATGACGGGTCTTTATTAACTTCTCCACTAGCAAAATCTAAAATTCCTGGAGTTATCTTTATTGAAGGCGAGCGTATTGAATATTTTGGCAGAGACGGAAATGTACTAAAACAAATTAGAAGAGGAACTTTAGGAACAGGAGTTAAGTCAGTTTATGATGCAGGAACATCAGTAATTAGACAAAGTCAAGAATCTGTTATTCCTTATAATGAAGATACTTTAGAAATTGTTTCAACATCTGGTGTATATAAAGATATGTCTGAAGAATATTCTAATAGTCCGTTAATAACTTTTGATAATCTTACATACACATTTAACAATAATTCTGCTTTTCCACTAGGTGGATTAGTTAATGGAGCTGTATTACAAGAAGGAGTAATAAAAGGAAGTGGGTTTAGATCTGTTGCAAAAGTATTTGTTCAAGATATTGAGTGTACAACTACTTTTGTAAGTACAACTGAATTACGATTTGTTCCACCAAAATTAGATGTAGGAGCGTACGATCTAGTTATTTACAACCCTAGAGAAGAAAGTCCTATTGAGATTCCTTCTACAGCATTAGTAGTTCCAAAAGTAGTTGAATATTTACAGATATTATTACCATTTGCTCCGCTACCAAACCCTGCGACAGAGTTTAATTGGTATAAAGAAACTGTTGATTTGCCTGTAACAGAAATAATTCCAGGAAGATATTATCGTGTTAAGAGTTTAGGTACTACTAATTGGTCTGAGGTAGGGTCTTCTGCTACTATAGGCTATGAGTTTAAAGCAACTGCTACAGGTACAGGTACAGGAATAGTCGAAGACTTTTCTAGTATACCATACGAATATTGGGAAGGAATGGATATAGATATGTTTATTAGTGGTAGACGTTTACGTAAAAATCCACTAACATATTTTGATCCGGCTATTGGACAAGATAGTGTTAACGGAAATGTTACTCTTGAAGCAGAATATGCAGTAAATAGAGCAATCGGAGCATATGTAAGATTAACAAATCCGCCAGAACCAAATGTTAAAATTATTATTTCTAAGAAAACAGGGTATTCTTGGAATGAAATTAATAATATTTCCAACGGTCCTTACAAACTTAATTTTAAAGAAACCGTTGATTATAGCAAAGGAGAGGTTGTTTTATACAACGGAAAATTCTACGAAGCATTGCAAGATATTTTAGCAAGTTCTTGGGATGAAACAAAATGGAAAAATGTATCAATTATGAGTCCTTTAGGAAAATCTGACACACAGATTGCAAAATTCTTACGTAAGACAAGTATTGATCTACCGCGATAAATACAATGACAGGATATAGATATGGCAGACAATTTTAAAGATACAAATGGCATTTTATTAGAAGGACACATAAAGATCCACGACCCAAATAGTGGTGAAGTTCTTATTAATAAACGTAATGCTATTCACTATGAGAATATGAGTATATCGTTAGCTGAAAGTTTAGCAAACGCTGGACAAGGTTGGATACACGAAATGAGCTTTGGCAACGGAGGCACAAGTATAGATCCTACAGGAATTATTACTTATTTGACTCCAAATAGTACTGGTACTAATGCAAGTTTATATAATCAAACTTTTACTAAAGTTGTAGATGATAGAAGTGTTAATAATATTGATCCTGTCCGAAATAAAATTGAAACACGACACGTAAGTGGTACTAATTATACAGATATATTAGTAACTTGTTTGCTAGATTACGGTGAGCCAAATGGTCAAGATGCTTTTGATACAGCATCTGGTACTGAAAGTTTATATGTATTTGATGAATTAGGTTTAAAAAGCTATTCACCAACTGGTGACGGAAGATTATTAACACACGTTATTTTCCATCCTGTACAAAAGTCGTTAAACAGATTAATCCAAATTGATTATACTGTTAGAGTACAAAGTTTAACCGGATTTAATGAGGCGTAACGATGGCATACACAATATCTTATACAGACGTAGCAAATAAAGGAACACTAACTATTGAAGACGGTACATTAAATACCGAAACAAGTATTAGTATTCCGGGACGTAACACTACTTCGTATGGTGCTATTATTGCTGAAAACTTTTTACACTTATTAGAAAATTTTGCTAAATCAACAGAACCTGCAAATCCTACCGAAGGACAACTTTGGTACGATAATGGAGAAGAAACTCCGACATTAAAAGTTTATGATGGTAGTAACTGGTCACCGGCAAGTGGCATTACAAAGGCAGTTTCTGCTCCTGCTAGAGCGCAAACTGGCGATTTGTGGGTAGATAAAGATAATCAGCAGTTATACTTATACACAGGCGGCGGCTGGATTCTAGTTGGTCCTCAATTTAGTGAAGGATTGGCAACGGGTTCATCACCTGCATCGATACTTGCATCAGATAACAATACATATACAGTTTTAGAAGTAGAAGTTTCGTCAGAAATTGTTGCAATTTATTCTAACAATCCATCTTTTACACCAAAAGCAAAAATTCCAGGGTTTGATGTTATTAATCCTGGCTTAAATTTAATTAATAAAGACACTGACAATGATGGAGTAAGCAATTTTAAATTTTATGGCATTGCAGAAAAGGCTGAAAGCCTTATTATTCCTGGAGAACCATTACCAATATCGGCAGCTAATTTTTTAAGAAGTAATGCTACAAGTACTACAGAATTTCCGATTAACATTCAAAACAACCAAGGACTAAATTTAGGTATTAACGCTGAACTTACAGTTGGAGTTGAAGGAAACGCAGGTATTTTACAAAATAACATTGGTGGTTCAAACATTGACATACGTGTTAGAAACAACAATATTACAAGAACAATAATGCGTTTAGATTCTAACTTGAAAGTTGGTATTAATAACGAAGCACCAGATAAAGAATTAGACGTAATAGGCGATATTCAGTCAAGTGGATCTTTACTTGTTAATTCAACAACAGATAGTACAGTGTTTACTAACGGTGCATTAACTACTAAAGGTGGCGCAGGTATTGCTAGAAATTTGAATGTAGGCGGCGATACGAAAATAACAGGTTTATTAACAACATCGTCTATTGTTGCTGATGATAATGCTATTAGAGATATAGGTTCGCCTAGCGTTAAGTATAGAAATATTTATGGAACAGACATATACGGAAATGTAATTGGTACTGTAACAGGAACAGTTAATGGTAGATCTACTAAATCTGACGTATTAACATCTAAAACAAACTTTTCAATAGTAGGTGATGTTGAATCTGTTTTAGATGTTGTGTTTGACGGACAGTATCAAGATGCAAATTTTGAAAACGAAGACGGTTCTATTGGTGAATCTCCGCTAAAGAAAATTTTTAGAACTACAATTAGTAATAGATTTATTACAGATAGAGATGCAGTAACAGAAACAGATACATCTGATGAATTAATTATTAATGTTCCATCAGGATCTAATCAAGGCCTGTTTAAAATTACTAGAAAAGACTTTTTAAGTGTAGTTCCAGTTAATCCTCCGGGTGTAATTATGCCATATGCTGGAGATGAAGCACCAGATGGTTGGATATTGTGCGATGGTAGAGAAGTAGAAATTGCAAAATGGCCAGAATTAGCAACCGTATTAGGGTATAAGTTTGGAAGTAGAAGCTCAGTAACTCCTGAATATTTTAGAGTTCCTGATTTAAGAGGTAGATTGCCGCTGGGTGCTGATAATATGGGAGGCACAAGTGCAAATGTTGTTACTGCTGAATCTGCAGATACAGTTGGTCTTAAAGATGGTGAAGAAACTAAAAGTATTTCAATAAACAATTTACCAGAACATAAACACGATATGAGAGATAGCGAAAATAATCAGTTTTTTGCAATTTCAGATGTTACAGGAACACCAGTAGATGATAACGTTAGAGTGTATGATGCTCCTACAGGAACAGGTGCAGGACAAGCATTGTCAAATAGTGGTGGTGTTGATGAAAATGATCTAGGACAACCTCTAAATATTATGCCTCCAACAATTACACTGAATTATATTATTTACGGAGGTAAGGAAAGCTAATGAGTTACAGACTTAATAAAACAAACGGAGAGCTATTAGTTGAATTAGTAGACGGTCAAATTGATAATACTTCTACTGATATAACCCTTGTTGGACGTAACTATAAAGGTTTTGGTGAATTTTTAAATGAAAACTATATTAAATTATTAGAAAATTTTGCAAAAACAAGCGCACCTGGAAATCCGTTAACTGGACAACTTTGGTATGATACTTCTGAAGAACGTCTTAAATTATATGATGGAGAAACATTTAAAAGTGCTGGCGGCGCAGTAGTTAGCAGTTCTCAACCTAATTTAGTGCTAGGTGATTTATGGATCGATAGTTTAAATAATAAACTTTATTTCTTCGATGGTGCAGATTTAGTATTAGTAGGACCAAATTACTCAGATGCTCAAGGAAAAACAGGATTTGAAGCAGTAACAGTATTAGATACTCAATCACAAGACAGAACTGTTATGTTCTTTTATATAGCAGGAACATTAGCCGGAATCCTATCTACAGCAACTTTTGTACCTCTTGTTAATATTACAGGATTTCCTTTAGATCCTGACGACACAAGCACTCCGAGAAGACAAAAAATTAAATTAGGATTTAATCCTGTAAGTGTAGATTTTTGGTTTAGAGGTACAGCAGAAAGTACAAGCTCACTTATTGATGTAAACACAAACGAAACATACACTGTTGATAAGTTTATGAAAACAAATGATGACACACAAACTACAGGTGGCGTCAAGATTAAAAATCTTAAAGGACTTACAATCGGTGATCAAACATCAGATTATCTAACATTAACTGTTAGCAAAACCACAGGAACTAGTTTTATTGACACACAAATTTCTAATAAAGATTTTGCAATAAGAACTAGAAGAGGCAATGCTCAAGATAATGCATTTTATGTAGATGCAGATAATAAGCGTGTAGGTATTTTTACTAGTGCACCGGCAACTGATTTTGACCTTACAGGATCTGCTAGAATCACTGGAAATATGGATATTGAAGGAAATTTAACAGTTGGTGGCGATTTAACATATTTAGATGTATCTAATTTAAGAGTAGAAGATAAAAACATTGAATTAGGAATTACAAGTGATAGTACTCTACTAGATGACTCCCAAATGGACGGTGCAGGAATTATAGTAAGAGTTTCGGGTAATGATAAAACTATAACTTGGGAATATGAAACTGATAATTGGACATCTAGTAATGATTGGGATCTAGTGTCTGGTAAAAGTTATAAAATTGATAATGTAGTTAAGTTAAGCGAAAATAGGTTACATAATTCTGTAATATATGCAGAAGGATTGGTTAGTATTGGTACGCTCTTAGACTTAGAAGTTGATAATTTTACTTTTGATGGATCAACAATAACAGTTAGTGATCCTTTGAATATAAGTTCAAGTGGAATTATTACTATTAATAATCAAAAAATTACAGGAGTCACTGGACCAGCAGACTCTGATGGTGATACAGTAGTAGCAAACAAAGGCTATGTAGATACACAGATTGATAAAGAACCTGTTGTAACATCATTAGACACTACTGGTTTAAATAATCCAACAAACGATTTCAATCTAGATGGACCATATAATGATGTAAAGGATTTACTAGAATTTTTATATCCTGCATCAGAAAAAGAAAATGGAACAGTTGCTAGAATAGTTTGTACTTCATATACAGGTGCAACAGTATCTGGTATTGATATTGAGTCAACAGCAACTAAATCTTATATTTCAGTATTACGTGATCCAGAAGATAGTTCAACCCCAGAAGAAGAATCAGTTGTACAAGATATTAACTTTTCTACAGCATCTGGTGTTGCAAACCTTTCTGCTTTGAGAGCAAAAATGGAATTTATAGTAAACGCAGGCGTATGGCAGTTTGTCCGTACTACACCGCTTTAATGAAAGTAGATAAATACAATATCGCACTTAGGGGTTAAAAATGGCATATACAATAGACAAGTACAGCACAGGTCAACTAACAGTAATCGAAGACGGTACAGTTGATCAAACTACTGACTTAAAATTAGTAGGTAAAAACTACGCAGGATATGGTGAGATACAAAATGAAAATTTTGTATACTTGCTAGAAAATTTTGCAGGATCTGCATCTCCACCGAGAGCAATAGCAGGTCAGCTTTGGTTTGATACAGGAAACTCGAAACTAAAGTTTTATGATGGATTTCAATGGCGTACATCAGGCGGCGCAGAAGTTAACACCAATACACCAACAGGTCTAAAAGAAGGTGATTTATGGTGGAACGGACAACAGCTTAAGGTATATGATGGAACAAATTTTGTACTTATTGGTCCACAAGCCGCAGGCGCTGGCCAAACTCAAATTGTAAGCCGAACAGTAAACAACAATCAAGGCGGTAGTAACAATATTATTACAGCAGTTGTTAACGACGAAGTTGTATTTACTATTAGTTCAAATGAATTTACTATTGATTCAACAGATGCTGAAAATGCGATATCAGGATTTGATAGAATACGCCAAGGCATTACCCTTAAAAACACCTTAGCTGCCAACTCAGGTGTTACTTCAGGCGATTGGAGATTATGGGGAACAGCATCTAACTCGGACAAACTAGAAGGAAAGACAGCATCTGATTTTGTAACATCAGCTGGTGCAAGTTTTTCAAATCTTGCATCTTTTGCAGACGCTGGATTACAAATAGGTGATTCGGGTGATTTTGCTCTAAGTGTAGAAAGTTTAACAACTAACGCAGTTATTGCTAATAACGTTGGTACACAAATTGTTATTAATGTTAAAGATGATGGCGGTATTATTAGAAATCCAATAAGATTCTTTTCAGATAGTGTAAACCCAGGGTTTGATACTGGTACAAATGTAAGATCAGTTACATTGGGAGAAGACGATCGTCGTTGGGAAAGAGTTTATGCAAACGAGTTTGACGGACTAGCTTTAACAGCAAAAGCACTTAAAGATGTTGGAACACAAGTTGAATATTTACCCGCACTAACAGCTGGAATAAACACAGTTGCATTACGAGACGGATTGGGCGATATTTACGCTAATGTATTCCAGGGAATTGCTTCAGAAGCAAAATATGCTGACTTAGCAGAAAAATATACTACAGACGCAGACTATCCAGTAGGAACAGTTATGGCAGTAGCAACACAAGGCACAGCCGAAGCAAGATCAGCTAACAGAGGAAGCATTGCAATTGGTGTTGTATCAGCAGAACCAGCATACTTAATGAACAGCGAAGCAGAAGGACAAGCAATTGGTCTTAAAGGTCGTGTTCCTGTTCGTGTAGTTGGCACAGTTAACAAAGGTGATGCAGTTTATGTAGATGATAACGGTTGTGCAAGCACAGCAATTAACGGTGGTTGTTTGGTAGGGATTGCATTAGAATCAAATTCGTCAGAAGAAGAAAAATTAGTCGAGTGCGTACTCAAGGTATAAATACGTACATAATAGATATAGGAAACGACAATGGCAGTAAATCCTGGCTCAAAGATTACAGCGGCAAACTATAACACTTTATTCAGTAGAGTAAATAACCTACTCGGTGTAGGTTCCGGACAGTCAGGATATGGACAAACACCAGTTGCTGATTTCGTTGCTGTTTCAGAAACAGTAACAGCAGAACATATGGAATTGTTAAGAACTGATCTAAATAGAATAAATGTGCATCAGACTGGTGCATTATCTAATCTTGCAGAAATTAGTCCAGGAGAATCAATTGGTGCTAATAACATTGCCGGAGATCCAACAAAAGGATTTAACGCTTATTTAGGTCTAATGGATGTGTTAGAACCTTTAAAAGACAGAGTTGATGGAACACAAGTAGAAGTACAAACTGCTATCACTAGCGAAAGGTATAGTCCTTGGAATGGTAATCCTATACATCAATTTACTGCAACCTTTGATAACTCAGATCATAGACGTGCATTTTTTAATGCTGGCGGCGAAATTCATATTTCTGCAGAAATTTCAGGTGATAATTCTCTTAAAGGCCAAGACTGGAATACAATGTTATCTAATATGGGAACAATTAAATTTGGAGCCAATACTACTGTAAAAACAGGAAATGGCGGTGTTACTCAACCTATTGGTAATTATGATTTAACATCTTCGTTCCAAGAAATTTTTGAAAGGCAAGGTCAAGATAACGATTATGCCGAAAACAGATACTATATTTTTGCTAAAGAAACTAGCGACAAAGCAATACAATTTAGAATAGAATTTGTTGATAATGACGCCGGCGATCCAAATGTTGACGAATCTATTTTAGGAACATTACAAAGTACAGTAAGACAACAGCGTCCTTCGGGGGCGTATGTTTCAGTTAAATCAGCATCATATTCTAATCAAGTTGACTTATCCGGCGGAGCGTAACAGATGGCTGTAAACGTTGGCGACATTATTAATTCATCGGATTATAATGATCTTGTTGATATAGTATGGTCTGTAATGGGCGATACATACGGACAAAATTTTACCTTAACAAAAGTTACAGGAAGTTCTACAAAAGACATTGATAATGCAGAATGGAACACACTTAAAACACTTGTAGATCGTGCAAGCCAACACCAAACTAATGCAAATGCAGGCATTGGTTCACAAATCGAAGGTAGAATAGTTGGTGCAGATGCAAGTGGAACTAGTGTTACCCGAGTCGATTCCGGCGGAGTAGTAACGTTTACACAGGTTAGTGCAACTGCTAATAAAGGTGTAAACGATTATTTAAACGCTGTAACAGATATTAATACAGACAAGTATACTTTCTCCAATTCCGAAATGACTGAAACATCAGACGGTACAAACGGTCAAACAACTAGAACAACTTCTTGGGGAGGCGAAGGCCAGCCTACTGGTATAGATTGTCAATTTGACATTGAATTCCCTGGCGGATATGAATATATTGATTCTAACGGAAACACACAAACTGCTACCGGAGCACAACACGCTCAACATTTTTTTAATGCTGGCGGAAGTATTAATATTAGCGGCGAAGGAAATGGAACTAACATTAAAGGTTCTGACTGGGCAACTATGTTATCTAATATGGGTGCTGTTAAACTTGAAAGAACTAGAACTATTACCACAGGATCAGGAAATCCAGCAGACGGAAATCATAATTCAGACGAATTAGGTGGCAATGACACAATAGGTTATAACACTCTTAATAATAGTTTGCAACAGATTTTTTGGCGCGGCGGCGGCGATGTTGATAGTGACTATGCAGAAAATAAGATAAAAATTTACGCCAAGAAAAATGCTACAGGCGACACTGTATCATTTTATCTTCAATTAATGGACTTTGATACGGGAGATCAGACAGGTACTGGACCACCAGAAGACGAACCTGTTCAAGGTACTTTCTCGATAAAAGTAGATTATCGTCGAGCAACAGGCTCAAATGTTGAAGTTGATGCACCATACGATGCTAATGTTTCAAACGAGCTATTCCAGGGTAGCGTTACCTAAAATAACTTCAAAAACAACTTGACTTACTAGACTTTTTGTTATATAATAGTAGTCTAGGAGGTTCTTATGGATGAACGTTTAGAAAAAGCATTAGATTTTTCAAATTATATGGTTACATTAAATAACCAGCGTAGATTAATTCACGAACAATTTTTAGAAAATTGTGTACACTATTTAAATGGTGGAAAGTTTTCTGTAACAAGAGAACTAATTAATTTTTGTCATATGCTTGTTTCAACAGGTCAAGAAGATGTTGTGTTAATTGACGATAACAACTCACCTGTTAAGGTTGATAATATTGAAGATTTTTTAAGTGAAATATTAGATATCTATTTTACAAATTCTAACGAATATTTAGAAAAATTTAGTAGTCTTAAAAAGAAAAGAATTAAGGATTTAGTTAATTTATGACCAAGGGTGTATTACTTTTTGCACTCAACAATCTTAACATAGATTATGTAAAACAAGCAATTTACTGTGCAAAAAAAATTAAAAAACATCTTAATCTTCCTGTTGTACTAGCAACAGATAATGTCGATTACGTTTTAAACAAATATCCTTTTTATAAAAAATACATCGACGATATTGTAAAGTTAAACTTTTACGAAACAACTCAAACTAGAAGATTTCGAGACGGAACTATGTCTGAAAGAAATCTTACTTGGAAGAATCATCAAAGAGCGTCAGCATATGAAATCTCTCCATTCGACGAAACAATAGTGATGGATACAGATTTTATTGTTGGAAATAATATTCTTCTTAATGCGTTTGATACAGATGATGACTTTTTAATTTATAGGCATATTGAAGATTTAAATCAAGATCGTCCTGACGAACACCGATTTAATAAAATAAGTGACAGAGGTCCAGATATGTACTGGGCAACAGTTTTTTATTTTAAGAAAACAGACTTTACAAAATCTTTTTTTGATTTAGTTGAACATATTAGAGATAATTGGCATTTTTATAGATTAATATATCAAATACCTCAAAGTAATTTTAGAAACGATTATGCATTTAGTATTGCAATACATATTTTTAACGGGTTTCAACGTACTAACTGGCCTAAGATGCTACCAGGTAAGTTATGGTTGACAAGTGATGCCGATGTGTTAATTAAAACAGATAAAGACAATGAGCATTACGTATTTTTACTTGATAAAAAAGACTGGCCAGGACATTATACATTAGGCGCCATTGAATCTGCAAATGTACACATTATGAATAAATTTTCTTTAGATAGACATATTGATGAGGTATTCAGTAATGAGTAAAGGTTTTTGTCTATTAGCACAAAATAATGAAAAAACAGATTATGTCCGTCAAGCATATGCGTTAGCACTAAGTTTACACAAATATAATACTGGACAAAAAATAAGTTTGATAACAAACGATAAAGTTCCAGACGAATGGCAGGGACCTTTTGATAAAATTATTTCTATTCCGTGGTCAGATGATGCCCAAGATGAAGATTGGAAAATACAAAATAGATGGAAAGTTTATCACGCAAGTCCGTATGATGAAACAATAGTACTAGAAGCAGATATGTTGATTCTAAGTGATATAACACATTGGTGGGATGAACTAGGAAAAAGAGAGTTATTTTTTACTAGCAATGTAAGAACTTACAGAGATGAACTAGTTACAAATAGGTTTTATAGAAAAACATTTGATGCAAACAATTTACCTAATCTTTATAGTGCATTGCATTACTTTAAAAAAGGCGACAAAGCAAAAGAGTTTTATAATTTATTAGAAGTAATAGTTAATAACTGGCAATTATTTTACGGAAAATATGCTCCAAACGAATATCAAAAATGGTGCAGTATGGATGTGTCTTGTGCTCTTGCAAGTAAGATTATAGGAAACGAATTAGACATTACTGATCCGAATAGTTATATTACATTTACACATATGAAAACTCGTCTACAAGGATGGCATCAAGTACCTGAAAGATGGACAAATGTTATTGGTAGATATTATAAAAAAGATGGTAGCTTATTGCTAGGGAATTATATTCAAAAGGGCATACTGCATTATGTAGAAGATATGTTTTTGTCCGAAGAAATTATAGAGAAGTTAAAAGATGGCACTGTATATTAACTTTAACGAAAAAACAGGTAAAATTGTTAAATTAACAAATGTGTTTGATGACACAACACCTTCTATTGAAGTTGATAGAACTACTTATGTAGATTTTATATCTGGTAAAACTAATACAAAAGATTATTTAATATTGCCTACAGGAAAAGAAAATATAAAATACGAGCTACAATTAAAACATAGTGGAGTTGATTTATTTGATGTAGATAGAAGCATACATAGAGTAGAAAAAGTTACTAGTGTTGACAATAATAACGCATTTATTATTATACAAAATACTGTAAATAAAACTTGGTCGTTTAAATTAACCGACGGGTTAAAAAATTTACTTCAGGAAACTCCGTATTATAAAGATAAAGAATATAATATTTACATCACTAGTCAAGATGATCCTAATATTTTATTAGATACAATTCATTTTCAATTATGGAATGTTATGTATAATGACAAATTTGTACTTACAGATCAAAATAAAGAGGTTGCATCACAGAGTGAAGTGAGTGTATACTGTGGTAAAATATTCGAAAACTATTATCATATACAGGAAACAGAATGAAAATACAAGTAGCTGAACAAGATATTATTTTTCTAAGTTATGACGAACCAAATGCAGAAAAAAATTATGCAGATTTGTGTAGTAAGATTCCCTGGGCAAAGCGTGTTCACGGAGTATACGGGAGCGATGCCGCACATAAGGCTTGTGCAGATTTAAGTGAAACAGAGTATTTTGTTACTGTAGATGCAGACAACATTGTTGATCCTAAATTTATGAATGTAGTTGTTGATACAGAAGAGCTTGGATTAACACCAGACCACGTTTTTAGTTGGTGCGGCAAAGTTCACGTTAACGGACTGATGTACGGTAACGGCGGACTAAAAATGTGGACACGTAAATTTGTTCACAATATGAAAACACACGAAGCAAGTGAAGACGGAGATGAACGAGGAAAAGTCGAATTCTGTTTTGACAACAAGTATTACCAGTTTAACGAAAACTACAGCGAATCTTATACTAATGCAACACCTTGGCAGGCTTGGAGAGCTGGCTTTAGAGAAGGCGTTAAGATGAGTTTAGATCAAGGAGCTAAAGTAGACGATTTACGTAGTGTATGGTGGCAAAATTATCAACGCCTTCTTATTTGGAGTCAAATCGGTGCAGATGTAAAAAATGGTATGTGGAGCATACTAGGCGCACGTCAAGGTTGTTATATGACAAACTGTACAGATTGGGACTATGCCAATGTGCGTGACTTTGAATGGCTAAACAACTTTTGGGAAAGTGATGTAAAAGATTTAAACCCAGACGAAGAATCAGAACGTTTGGGATTTGAAATACTAAAAGGCACAGGTGTTGATATGTCTACAAAGCCATTAGATGCAGAACAAAGTAAATTCTTTAAAGCAGTATATCAAAATACACCAAGGATTATAAAGCGAGCTAAATGAGCAACGAAGAAAAAATACGCATACTAGAAGAAAAGCGTGATAAAATAAACAAAGTAAGTTGCAGTTTCTGTACGGCTAAATGGTTGCAAACTACATTATATCTACAAAACGGGTATAATCACAGTTGTCACCATCCTGCTCCGCATAAAATACCCTTGAAAGAAATCGAAAAAGATCCTGGCGCACTACATAACAGTCAATATAAAAAACAACAACGCCTTGATATGATATTAGGTAACAGACCAAAAGAGTGTGATTATTGTTGGAATATTGAAGATTTAGATAAAAATTATTTTAGTGATAGGCATTATAAAACAGCAGATACTTGGGCCTGGGATAGATTTGAAGAAATTGCAACTAGCGATCCTGGAGAAAATGTATATCCTAGTTATTTAGAAGTTAGCTTTTCAAATGCTTGTAATTTTGCTTGTGCATATTGTAGTCCAGAAATTAGTAGTAAGTGGATGGAGGATATAAAACAGAATGGAGAATATCCTACAAAACACGGAAGTCATAATTTAACCTATTTAGAAAAAGTAGGAAAAATGCCATATAGGCATAATGATGATAACCCTTATGTAGAAGCATTTTGGAAATGGTTTCCTGATGCA